TGCATTTGTTGTTCCGATTGCATTGATTGTGATTGACGGCGTTGCAAGATGGGCAAAAGACAATACAAAGTGACGAATAACAAGGAATTAATTTTATGTTTGAACTAATTGCTGGAATTGCTATGGTATGTTACGGGGTCTGGAGTGGATCAGAATTCGCTTCAGACTCTTTTCAGTTTTCTATTAGATGGGCTTTGCAAACTTTGGTTGCTCTGGTTGGTGGCCTGTACTTATGCATCAATTCTGGAGTTGCGTTTGACTTTGCTGGCATATACGATCTGCGACCTAATCCCGAAAAAAAGAATGAAAAAAATATCAATAACTCTTTTCCAGTAGAGACGCCAGATCATATTCAGACTGGAACTGGCGACTTCATTTGCTTGTCCTATCTTAGAGATCGTCTTGCTAAAAATGGTCGAGCAGATGGAATTGATCTTATTGCAAAGTTAAATGGCATTTTCTTTGAAATGAATTGTCCAGTTGCTGAAAAAACAAATAATAACAAGGATCAATAATATGGAATCTCAAAGAGTAAGTGCTATCTTATACAGATTTTGTCCAATTATTTGTCTCATGCTTGGCATGGGAGTTGGACATTTGATAAATCGCTATACTGATGCTCCTGACAAGACGCAGCAAATTGAAGTTGTTTCTAACGTTTCTTTTGCTGGCGAATCTAGTAAACTAGATAAGGTAAAAACAGAATTCAGCAAGATAGAATCAAGACAAGACAAAGAGGTTATTTACAAAATCTTTGTTGGCTCTGCAGAGTTTCTCAAGAAAACAAATTCAATTGTAGCTACTAGCCAATTTGATCCACTCTTAGTAAGAGTTCAATCCTCTTACTCGTGGGATAGAGGAAAGTATGAAGGGCTAACAGATGCAGTTTCTGATTACCTAATATCTGTTGGATACGACAAGCCAAAAGAATTAAAATCCGCTCAAGAGAGAGCAGAATTTGCTAAGATATTTTCTGACTTAGCCGAGGTTACAAAACATGAGTGATTTTCAAAATCTTGGAGGCTGGGTTGATGACCCAAGAGGTGTTGAGCAAGCAATGACAACATTGCCTTTTCCAGTGTTTGCAGACGTTCGTTCTGCTATTAGAGGAACTGGACGAGGAAAAAAGTTTTTAACTTATGACATAATAAGAAAAGTTGCTGGAAAGTTTCCTGTTAGAAATCAAAAAATCGGAGACTGTGTTTCCATGGGGGCTGCTGGAGCAGTTGATGGAATCAAAGCAATCGATATATACATAAATAAAGAATTTGAAGAGTGGGTTGCAGAAACTGCCACAGAAGATATTTATTACGGAAGCCGTAATATCATTGGAAAAGGACAACTTGGCAATTCTGATGGATCATTAGGGGTATGGGCTGCGAAGTATATAAATCTATATGGATCTGTAGCTAGACAGAAATACGGAGATATAGACTTATCAACATACGATGGCAACAGAGCAAAAGAGTGGGGAAGTTCTAGATTTAGAATGCCAAGCTCTTTCATGGACGTTGCCAAAAAGCATCCAGTAAAGACGATATCTCAAGTTAAAGAATATGAAGAAGTCATTGATTTAATTTATAATGGCTATACCGTCACAATAGCTAGTAATCAAGGATTTTCCTCTAAGAGAGACTCTGAAGGTTTTGCAAAGCCAGAAGGCAAATGGGCACACCAAATGTGGATATGTGCCATGGATGATGAATATAAACGCCCCGGAGTTTGTGTTCAGAATAGCTGGGGTCCAAACTGGATAGCTGGTCCAAAAAGACATGATCAGCCTGATGGATCTTTCTGGGTTGATGCTGAAGAAATAGAAAAACGAGTTCTTAAAACTGGCGACTGCTGGGCATTTAGCGGGTATGAAGGCTTTAAACCTCAAAAGATTAATACTAGGATCATATGATGAAAGCTAAAAACTGGGTTATCATTATTGTATTCTTACTTCTCTTTTTACCTGCTCCATCGGCTATTCCTTCGCCATCTAAGCCAACTTTTAAAATAGATAGAATGGCTGCAGAAGGATATGTTGCTTTCGTGGTAAACGAAAAACCTGCTGGAAATACAGACCTTGTTGATCCACAAAAGTGCGAATGTGCTGGAACAAAAGTAATCACTCATGGAGACGGACATAAGACTCCATGCCAGTGCTTGTTAAATGGTACAGACTGCAATTGTGCTAGTAACAAGCAAGATGAATTAGTTGAGGAACCTCCGAAGCCGCAAGAGGCTCAAGAGCCAGTACAGCCGAAAGAACCAAAAAAGCAAAAAACTATAATGTATTTTACAGCTTCATGGTGCGGTCCATGCCAATCTTTTAAAATCAATGAGTTGCCAAAACTGCAGAAGGCCGGACTTTCAACGAGCTTTTGTAGAGATGGACAAGTTACTGATATTGAAGTTGTTGATATCGATTTGCATAGAGACATGTATACAAGTTACAATTGTGGCGGAGTGCCTTATTTTGTAATCTTAAATGACAAGCATGAAATCGTTAAAAGGTATCAAGGCTACACAAAAGCAGAAACAATGCTGGAGGCTTGGAATGGACTTAAGTAAGTACATAGAGTATGTATCCAAGATATTTTCCAGTGATGGCTTAAATATTGGCATGGCAAAAATAACATGCGAAAAAAGCTGCGAGTTATTGATTTCTAGCGTTGGAGATCGAGCTTTCAAAATAAGCTTTACAAAAAATAAACCAAGAGTGAAAATAAAATTTATAGCATTTAGTCTTAGTGCAATTCATTTGAATGATAAAGGTGGCGTTCTAGAGATTGACAATTTCCCAGACATTGCTTTCACGTATGACCAAATTTTCAAATAGCTTGCCTATGACTGCAATATTCTAGATAGAATATCGACTCTCAAAAGTCAACAATAGCAATCGAAGGCAAACAAATGAAAGTAGTAAAAAGAAACGGTGATTTTGAAGTTTTTTCTGTGGACAAAATTCACCGAGTCCTTGAGTGGGCAACAGAAGGTCTTTCAGAAGTTTCTTTCTCAGATGTAGCAATTCACGCTCAGCTTAGTATTTTTGACGGAATATCTACAACAGAAATCCATAGAACTCTTATTAAATCTGCGAGCGATTTGATTTCAGAGAGTTCTCCAAATTATCAATATGTAGCTGCTCGATTGCTGAATATGCAGCTAAGAAAACTAGTCTGGGGGTCGATAGTCCCTCCAGATTTTTTGCATTTTTTGCAGTTAAAAGTTGATAATGGGATTTACGATCCGTCTCTTTTGGTTAAGTGGAAGCCTGAAGAGATTAATAAGTTTGGCAACGCGATAGATCACGACAGAGATGATTTGTATACATACTCTGGGCTGCAGCAGCTTATCGACAAATATTTGATTAGAAACAGATCAAATGAAGATATCTATGAAACGCCGCAAATGGCTTACATGGCTATCGCAATGTGTTTGTTCCACACTTACGATGAAGTTGTCGCAGCTTACGACGCATATTCTACATTTAAGGTAAATCTTCCAACGCCGATTATGGCTGGCGTCAGGACGACGATAAAGCAATTTGCGTCTTGTGTACTGGTTGACGTTGACGACTCTTTAGACTCTATCTTTTCGTCTGTTCATGCTGTCGGTAGATATACCGCAAGGCGTGCTGGAATAGGCATAAATGTCGGAAGAATTAGACCGATTCTGTCTCCGATCCGTGGCGGAGAAGTTATTAGTACTGGAGTAATCCCGTATCTTAAAATCTTTGAATCCGCAGTTAAATCTACATCTCAGAATGGAATACGAGGTGGATCAGCTACTGCTCATATTCCGTTTTGGCATTACGAAATTGACGAGATCCTCGTATTAAAAAACAATGCTGGTACTGACGATAATAGAGTCAGAAAGCTTGATTACTCTATTCAGTTTAATAAGCTATTCTATAATAGGCTTATAAAGGGAGAAGATATTACATTATTCTCTCCATCAGAGGCTAAAGGTTTATACGAAGCTTTTCATGATAATAGTGAGTTTGAAGCTTTGTATGTTAAGTATGAAAAATCTCGAAGTCTTAAATTCAAGAAAAAGATTCCAGCCAAAAAGCTTGCAGAAATTTATGCCAGAGAACGCTTAGAAACTGGCAGAATATACTCAATGAATATTGACAATGCCAACGAGCATGGGTCTTGGTCTGTTCCGGTTCATATGAGCAACTTATGTCAAGAAATTTTACAGCCAACTAAGCCACTAACTGACATAAATGATAAAGACGCTGAAATTGGAATTTGCATGCTTTCGGCTATCAATTTGCTGGCATGTGATACCGACTCAGAAATTCAAGAGGCGTGTAGCTATGCTGTTAGATCTCTCAATTCTGTTATAGATTATCAAGACTATCCAGTTCAAGCTGGAAGAACATTTACAATGAGTAGAAGGTCTCTTGGAATTGGAGTTACGAACTTTGCTGGATTCTTGGCAAAGAATAAGCTCTATTATCATGATAAGTCGGCACTACGTCTAGTCCATTCATTGATGGAAAAAATACAGTGGTACTTGCTAGATGAATCTTGCAAAATGGCTCAATCAAAAGGGCCGTGTGAAAAGTTTGGCGAGACTAAGTATGCTCAAGGTTTATTGCCGATAGATTGGTATAAAAGATCTGTAGATACAATCGTTGATCCGGCTTATAGCATGGACTGGGAAAGCTTAAGATCACGTATACAAAAATATGGTCTTTACAACTCGACAGTGTCTGCAATCATGCCGTGTGAAAGCAGTTCAGTTATTCAGAACTCAACGAATGGAATCGAACCTGTTCGCAATCTATTGTCATATAAAAAGGCGAAGAATGGTATATTAAAGCAACTGGTGCCAAACTTTTCATCAAAGAGAAGGTACTATACAAAGGCTTGGTCTATGCCAGATAACAACGGCATAATTGAAATTGCTGCAGTTATGCAGAAATTTGTTGACATGGGGATCAGCCTGAATCTTTACTATAACTATGAAAATTATGAAGGTGGATCAATTCCATTGAGTGCTATTATTAGAGACCAAATTTACGCTTATAAGCTTGGAATTAAAAATCTCTACTATTGTAATACTCCCGATGGAGATGGAGCCACAGAGAACAATTGCGAATCAGGAGCTTGTGCTATATGACCGTGCTTAATCTAAAAAATGTCGATTACTTATCTCAGCCTCTGTTTTTCGGAGAGCCTTTATCTCTTCAGAGGTATGACAAGTTTAAGTATCCAGTGTTTTTTGATTTGTATAAAAAGCAACTTGAGTTCTTCTGGAGGCCGGAAGAGATTGAGTTGAAAAAAGACCGAAATGACTTTAAGGTAATGACTGATAATGAAAAATTCATATTCACTAGTAACTTAAAGTATCAGACGATGATGGATTCAGTTATTTGCAGAGGTGTGCCGACACTAATGCAGTACGTGTCAAATCCAGAGCTAGAAGCTTGCTTAAATGCTTGGCAGTTTTTTGAGCAGATACATAGCTATAGTTATACTTACATCATTAAAAATGTATATCAAGATCCGTCTACGGTTCTAGACAGTTGTTTAGAAGATCAAGAGATCTTGAATAGAGCAAATGCCGCGATAAGAGAGTACGATGAATTAACTAAAATCGCAAAAGGAATTTCTCATGTAGATCTTCATAAGCAAGTATACTTGACATTGATAAGTATCAATATACTTGAAGCAGTGAGATTTTATGTTTCTTTTGTGTGTGCGTTTGCATTCGCAGAAAATAAAAAGATGGCTGGCAATGCAGATATCGTAAAACTCATTAAGCGAGACGAGGCACTTCATCTGTACAACACTCAAGAAATAATCAAAATATTGAGGAGTGTTCCAGAAGAAGGATTTGTTGACGTTGCTAAAGAATGTGAAGACGATGCTTGTTCTATGTTTGCATCTGCCGCAAACGAAGAAAAGCAATGGGCTTCTTACTTGTTTAAAGATGGCGGAATTCTTGGATTGAACGAAACCGTGATGCATCAATATATTGACTGGTTGTGTAATTCTAGAATGAAGGCTATTGGTCTTCCTTACACTAAAGGTATCAAAAATCCAATTGCTGGATGGAGTGACCCATGGTTGAATTCAGAGGCTGTACAAGTTGCTCCGCAAGAGCATGAAATTACTAGTTATAAAATTGGTGCATCTACAAACGACATTGACTCATCTGATTTTGGAGATATTGAACTATGACTTTTAATGACAAAGCATGTAATACAAATTGTGGCGAATTGATCGAGAGTATTACTCGTTGGCACTACGACAGAAATTTAATTGATGGCTCTACACATAAAGACCAGTATTGTAAGCTGATATCAGAAGCTGGTGAACTAGCAGATGCCATCGCAAAGAAACAAGATATTAGAGATCACGTTGGAGATATGATTGTTGTTCTTGTGAACTTGGCTGAAAGAGGAGGCTGGTCTATTCAGCAATGTCTAGAACACGCATGGAATGAGATTAAGGATAGAAAAGGTAGGATGGTAGACGGTGTCTTCGTAAAAGAACAAGATTTGTGAGGTAATTATGCCAATTCCCAAAAGAGGCTCAGACGAGACTAAAAATGAATTTTTGTCACGTTGCATGGGCGATTCAAAAATGAATGCTGAGTATCCAGAGACTGCTCAAAGGTATGCAGTTTGTAATAGTGGAGCTAAAGGCTCGCTACAGCAACAGATTTCAGATACTTATGAAGAACAAGCATTTGGATCTGAAGAGATTATCTTTGACGAAGACTCTATGTATATTCCACAAGAGTCTGAATATGTAGACTTCGGAGAAGCTTCAGAAGAATACGTAGTTGCTGAAAAAAAAGGCTTGTGGGAAAATATAAGAGATAAAAAGAAAAGAGAAGGCAAAAACTACAAGCCAGCCAAGCCGGGAGATCCTGACAGGCCATCTAAAGACGCATGGAAATTAGCACAGTCTCAAGCTCAAAAGCTGTCTGGCATGATGGAGCATGCTTATGATTCTAGAGAGGCTGCAATGTCGGCAGCTAAGAAGATGGGGCTTGACGGCGTCTTTTCTCATACCTCTAACGGAAAGACATACTGGTTTCCGGGATGCGAAATGGAGGAACTTGAGGACTGGATTGAAGTTGAAGAAGAACTTGCAGAGGCAAAACAAAAGTCTCAAAAGAAAGTAAAACTTAATAATCCATTCAGGACTCCGGGCGGGCCAAAAAAGTTTTCAGTTTATGTTAAGAACGATAAAGGGAATATCGTGAAGGTTAACTTCGGCGATCCAAATATGAGTATTAAACGAGATGATCCGGAGGCAAGGAAAGGATTCCGTGCTAGGCATCAATGTGATACAAATCCGGGTCCAAAATGGAAAGCTAGATATTGGTCATGTAAATTTTGGTCAAAAACCAGCGTTACAGATTTAACATAAAGACATACTACAATGCGAAGACCTATAAAAAAAGTTCGTCCACAAGTAAAGAAAAATACATATTCGGAGTCAAGTAAAAAAGGAGACAAAAAAGATCAAAGGCAAAGAACGTCTGTTCGTTCTGTCGAGGGAGTTACAGAAAACCACAACCAGTACATAATGTCTATTCTGCATAATGATATTACGATTTGCATAGGACCAGCAGGTTCTGGAAAATCATATATCGGTGCTGGAATGTTTGCGAACTTTTTGCATGAGAAGAAATTCTCTCAAATCATAGCAACTAGACCATTAGTTTCTTCTGGTAAAGAAGTAGGTTCTCTGCCCGGAGATTTAAGCGAAAAGGTAGCTCCTTATTTGAAGCCAATGGAGGAAAACTTAAAGTCTTTTCTTGGAATTGCTAACTATGGATTATACTTCAATGATGGATGTATTAGGTATGAACCGTTAGAACTAATGAGAGGTGCTACTTACAATGACTCTTGCATGATTCTTGACGAAGCACAAAACTGCACACTTGATCAGCTTAAGATGTTTATTACTCGAATGGGTAGAAACTCAAAAGTTGTAATCAATGGCGACGTAAAGCAGACAGACATTAAGTCAAAAAGTGGACTTGGCATTCTTGTTGAAAGACTTGCTCGTATTGACGGAGTCGGAGTTATTACTTTGACGTATGAAGACATTCAGAGAAACGGCATTATTGGAAGAGTTTTGCAAGCACTAGAGGAGTAGTATATGCCACATTATGACTATGTATGCGGCAATTGCGATCATAAGCTTTGTGATGTATATCAAAGCATCAAAGATAAGCCTTTGCTAAAATGTACAGCCTGCAATAAGAAGTCACTTGAAAGAGTAATATATGCCCCTCTCTCTTTTACCAGAAAAGAGCCAACAACTATTGGTCAACTGGCGGAAAGAAATTCAAAAAGGCTTGGACGAGCAGAAATCTCAGAAAGAGAATCAAAAGATCGAGAATCTAAAAAGTCTGCCATGGATAGTGCAAAAAAAGAGGTCTTCAAGAAGATTAATAAGATGAACGATGAACAAAAACGTGCATATATAGAGAATGGATAAGACTATGTGGTGTCTAGAAACAATTGTTTTAATAAACGACTCGGTCCAAAAGAGATATGACGACGGATCAAATCCACTGCACGGATTCTCAGATGCTGGTGTTTTTATCCCTCAATCAATTCATTTAAAAGAAAGAAAAAGCAATGGCAAAAAAAGGAAGTCGAT